ACAAAATAATTTACATCAGCGCCGCCCAACCGTTCGCCATTGCGGAAAACAAACAATTGAGTTTGATCTACGATCAATGATGACAGTGATTGAGATAGCGCAAAAGTCTCTGTTCCGCCCGAGGCAATGAATATGTCTCTTCTCATATCGGACACTGATCCTATCGCAGTATCAAAACAGTCAATGGAAACAATACCTAGGCCAGGAGCGGACAAATTCACGTTCCAGTTGGTTTGATTATTCAAAACCGTAGTAACGTTGGTGGTGTTTGCAACAATTGCGCCGTTATCGGTGACCCTAGATTCAATACTGTTGGTTGATTTTCTAGATTCAAAGCTGCGGCTGCTAATTGGTCCGTTTCCGGCCCAAGTTCCAATCCTTGGCGCAGTGCCACCCCAACCAAATATCAATATTTCAATTGATGCGTTTGGCGCAGGCGGCGCTGCAAAGTCTATGGTTTTATTGGTCATATTCAATGACCAAACGGGCGGCAGTTGAAGCAACCCATCAACAAATACCATAACACTTTCCACGCTCTGCGGCGCATCATCAAATGCAAACACAGTGGCAACGCCATTACCAACACTTCTTAAAGTTTGAATAGGCAGCACACCAGAAGACCAAGTGGTATAGACTTTGAATTGTACCGGAGCATTGGGCTTCAAATTCACACGTTCTTCAGGCTGATTGGGCCCATACTGTGGACGCATAAAAGTGTATCCATCCACTTTAACATCCCAAGGATTTGCAGGGCTTGGAGCAAACGGTGCTACTGTTATTTTTATGTCAGAATCCAATGCAGGGGGAGCAACAAAGTTAATAGTGTTACCAGCTATGTTATAATCCAGGCCAGGTGTTAGTAGAGTTTGATCCACATAAACAATGACGTTGGTTGTGCTGGGCGCAGCAATTGGATTGATTAACAAGTATGCGCTGGTTATACTATCGCCAACAAAACTATAGGTGTCTGGGCTCAATCCATCCTGTAATATAGTATCATTATAGAAGTTGGAGAACACGGTTGTGGTGTCCCAGCTAACAGGCCAATCCCATAGGAAATAATCCCAGCCTAGTGTTTTTTCGAATGAGCCACCTTCGATGATGGTTCCTTGAAACCCACACACTGGAATCAAATCAATTGCTGATTTAGCTAGTTGACCTGGACCGGGAACATAATATCTCATTATTCTTTCCAGTGATTCCAAGTAACGATATATCCTTACAAATCCTTGATCATTGGGTGAGAAGTTTAGAATTAATTTGGGTTGAATGGAAATTTCAATGTTGGCTAAATTACCGGGCGCTGTGTTGAAAATTACAGTGTTATTAGTCAATGAATAATCAACATCCAATGTTTGAACAACACCATTTAATTTCACTTGTATTGTATTGACATTTGCCGTTTGTTGAGTTGACAGTGTGAATGACAAGGTTACTCCGTCACCCACAAAGAAGTTCTGTTCCAAATATGAAATTTCATATTCGCTGGCATTTAAGTCTCTATAGTGTTGAGCATTATAGTAATTGACTCTCATAATGTTTATAGGATTCCAAAGTGTGGGGAAGGATTGCACATCGTTGGACAAGTTATAAACCAATTGGTTTTGAATTGTAGCGATTTCTAAAAATACCGGAGCATTCAAATTAGTCAAGTTGTTTTGGCTGTCCCAGTTATTAGTACTCCAATCAAATTCATCCCAGTTTGCTAGATCTCCGGGGTTTACACAACTCACGCGATCCAACAGCATTGTGATCTTGTTTCTTCTAATCAAATCAGGATTGTTTTGGTAGTTTACAAACCAGTCGTTCCAAAGGTTCTTTGAAGTTACTAGTGCTTGCCCGATTGCTGGTAGCTGTCGTTCAATGATTTCAATAAAGGATGCAGCAGCGGGCGCCATGAAGAACACAACAGAAGCACCGTCTACAAAATAATCCACATTGAATGTTTGAATCACAGAATTGACCCGAACTTCCAACAGGGACATATTTACAATTAATTCATCCATTGCGAATATGGTGTCTCCTCCAGACGCATTGAATGTTTTGGTTTGCCTTGGAAAATTCAAGAAAATATCTAAGAAATTCACATTGAACAATGAGCCAGGGTTGTTGGGTGCTTCGAATACGGCAATATCCTCCGGGTCAGTGGGACTTAAAACTCTATATGTTCCCGTTTGTGTATCAAAATAAACTGGCTTATCAAAATCAGTAACATAGAAGTTTGCGGTTTCCTCGGCACTCAAACTCCTCACAAAGCTTCTAACCTTTACGTGATAGGGTTTGATTTCATCCACATACTCCAACAAACTTTGAGTTAAGTCAGGCGTTAACAATGAACTTTGTGTTAGGGGCTGGCTGTATCCAGTGAAAGATATGAAGCTGGTCTTGAATGCCCAATCCACATAGCTTTGCTCTGAATGAACATACTTGACCATTCCAAAGAACAGTTGATTGTCTTCCAAAGAATTTAGGATTCTTTCACGCAGTTGTTTTATCAAATAGAACAATTCCAAACTACCATCTCGGTTCTTAACAGCATCGCCAAATTGTAAGAGATTACCAAATGCACTTGCAGGAAGTTGGTCCCATCCAATCAAATCCCAATCAAACAAATCCCAATTTGTTCCATAGATGGAATTGCCCAGTTGTGGATCAAACATTAAACCAAACAAATTTCCGCAATTTTCATAAAACTTGTTTGACAGATTGATTGTGCCATTCTGTTTTGCAACAACATTCCAGAATAGATTACCAGATTCATTTTGCTGAAGTCGGGTCCATTCCCATTTGCCGTTGCCATCATTTTCAACAATCACTATTCTTCCTGGAGCAAACTCCAGTGTATCCAAGTCTCGTGCTTGGCGAGTGGGATAAGAAACAGCGGGTGGGTTGTTGGGATCAATGCCAGATGCATACCAATTCACAAACACATAGAAATCTGAAGTGTTATATCTTTGATAATCCAACAATCTAGGACCACTGGATTCATAGAGCCAAAGTGTCCAGAATCCATTGGTTTCACTATTTCCCAATACCAATACTTGAGTTCCGGGAACAACTGATCCATTAATGATTTGGTTATAGAAATCATTAACGTCTGTGGCTACCCTTTGATTTGGTAACGCAGTTAACGATGTAAAAGGCAACGGAGTTGATTGGTCTATATTGATATTCCATCCCGGTCTATCCACGTCCAATAGTATTTGATTCAAAAGGAAGTTTGCGATTTCTACAAATTCTTTACGTGCTTTGCATTTATCCCGGAACCAAGTTTGTCTTGGGCGCGTCAAATTACCGTATTTTTCCACTTCACTGAGATTGGGATCTGGCACTGGTTTGGGCAGCCATATGTTTTCATTATTATCAGACAATCCAAACGTTGCTGAGAAAGTTGCGCCGCCGCCGCCAATCAAACCTGTTACTGCAAATGGTAGCGTTGGTGTTTCCAAATAAATTCCAGGGTTTAGAATCGTTACTGATGCAACTGAACCTCCAACAACTGTGACTTCTAGCATAGCCGGATGTTGGGCATTGCCGCCAATGGGTTGACACAAGTATGTTCCATCTGTATAACCAACGCCTGGATTGTCAGAGTCGATGGTTAGGAATACAAATTGATTGGAATCAAACAGTTCGCGAGTTTCCCCAAATTGATCAAATCCAACCAAACTGTCTCTTAATTTATTCCAAAGCGATTGTTCTATCAATGAATTGGGGTCATTTTCTCTGTGGAGAGCCCATTGTGAATGCCAATTACTTGTGATGTTTTTCTGATTCCAATTGATTTGCACCGTTGTGTTTTCATTTAGGAACGGATATATGCCACTGAATATAGCAGCATTTTCAGATATGGGAGAATACCAAACCAATCCAGCACCAGTGGGATCTGATATCTGATTTGCGATTGATCTAACAGAAATATTTCTAAATGGTACGTTGGGGACAATGTCTTTGTTCTTCACCCAGAAGTAATAATATATTTCATTTCTGCCCAACTGATTGTTGTATTCCTGAGAAATGTTAAATTTGTTAACATCCAATGGCGTACCACGACCTTTGGGCTCTGGGAAATTTTCTGCATCGGCATACTCGGTGGGTGACAAATTGGTTCTTACCCATTCATAAACATCTATGGAAGAACCAGGAGCGGTTTTGCCCCAATAGCTTCTTCTATAGTTGTTGTCTTCCTGTTCATAATCCAAGAATCTAACTGTGGAGAGATCCCACCAAGTTTGACCCACTTGCGCTGTTTTCCAAATGTTTAATTTGGTATTGGGATCAACTTCCTCGAGTGTTGACGCCGTGTTGTAGTTTGCAGGATCCACATTGGACACATAAGTCAAATCTTTAAGTGCTTGTTGTGATATTTTTCCATTATATGGATCAATATGCTGCATATAAGTGACAATAATGTTTCGTTCTCTATCATATATAAGACCATTGTCATAGTCATCGGCGTTGATACGAGGATTCTGTTTTCTTACCAAACTCCAAGCAGTGCCCGTGTATTCAAACACTGCCCAAATCTTCATGTCAACTACACCAAAGAATGCGGATGCATCCAAAACAAATGCCCTATCACCTGCCTGTGGCAAATAGTAATTTGCTATCATATCAGCATATGTAGTGAATTTGGATTCACGAAGTGTATAAACTTCAATGGGTTTTAAATCAGGCAAGACCGTGGGATCGGTGAATATGGTTTCCAAATTGGACGCCGCAATGGCTGAAAAATACTCATATCCCGGAACAGTTCGCTGCCATATTCTGGAAGTGAATGTAATCCAATCACCAGGGCGAACTGGATCAGGAAAACCAGAAACAAATCCAGTTTGCTGTGATATAGTTGTTGCTTGCGCCCCGCTGCCATTGCCCCCCAACAAATTGTAGGATGTGTTATCTGGTATAGAGGAATAATTTCCAGGAAACACAATGTCAATGTCCTTAATTATATGCGCCAAATTTGAGAACGTGACATTGAATGTTGCTCCGGCACCAGCAGATGTTCCCGGGAAAACAACCGTTGAGATCAAAGGCTGTGGCAATGGAATGCCTGGAATCCATTGACCAGTGGCAGTGACTGTGAATCCAACAATAGCGCCTACTGTATCAACTTCAGTTACCACTAGTCTTAGCGGTTCAACTAATGTAGTGTAGCTAACAATGATTTCCAATACATCATCAACTTGATATCCGCTGCCTGCACTCGCTAATGTTATTGATTCAGCAAAAGTATACGGCGTCATTGTGACTGCAAATTGAGCTCCTGCGCCCGGCAACAAGGTCAATCCCACTACGTTTCCAGGAGGATCAATGTTATAAGAACCTTGATTTGAAGTTAAGGTAACTGTGACAACGCTGCCCCCCACTACCGTAACGTCCACTAATGCCGGCGTGCCATTGCCGCCTGTGATCGGAATTTCTGTATATGAACCATCAACGTATCCTGAACCACCACTGATCAGCGAGATCGCACTTACATAGGATGAGGACACATCATTCACACGGAATGTTGCAGGGAATCCGCCGGTAACAACCGTACCGCCATCCAAAGTCAATATGTCGCCGGGAATATAATTTTCACCTAAATTATTCATAGTGAAGCTTTCTATGCCGGTGGATACAATCACATAATCCTGCGGAGATGGGTTCAAAGGCAACGTATTGTTGATGTTTATGAAATTAGTAAAATACAGTTTACCAGACTTTAATATTTGACTCCAGCCTTTAAATGGGCCTTCTTTTTGATAAATCCATTGATTGGCTTGAGATATTTCTATTCTTGAGCCAGACACCGGAGCGGTGTTGAATTGAACCTGCGAAGCTGATATGGTGTATTGAGTGTTTGATATCAACGTACCATTTACATATACAACAACTTCAATGTTTGAAGTAAAGGCAAATGGTATGGCAAACCCAGTGGTTGATCCATCTCCAATGTATGAAGCAAATCCAGTAATCAATGAGTTTACAATCAACGGGCATACGAAGTTTGGATCGCTGGCTAGTATTGCTCGTATTGTGGAACCATCATTCACAACTCTTGCTGTGGTCCAATCACCCAAATAATTGTTGTTGAATGATGCATTAGCGCCCGGCGAATCATAGATCCATAAGCTTTCTCCTGGATTGAAATCTTGCGATTCTACGACTTCCAATGATTCCAAATTTGGCTGTGCATAATTGGGTGGTTGTAAAATGTCTTCAACTTTGAAGTTAGAGTATGTGGTTTCATTCACCAATACAAATCCAGCATTAGGGAATTTCGATGGCTTGTTGTTGCTTCTTGAAGATTTGCCACCCAACTGATCAATTAGAAAGAATGGGTATGGTGCATCGGGACGCACTTGCCATAGATCATCATTCACCGCAACATAATTGGAATTGGGTTTGTTTTCAAAAGAGATTCTGATGATCAATCCACTGCCAGTGCCGGGCCAGTTACCGCCTTCCAATTCATTTTCAGTTAATTGATAAATGCCCAATACTGGAACTGCACGGTATTCGCCTTGATCAGCCACGCTGATTTGATTCACTTGACCCGCTGAATTTGTTTGTAACACAAACTTAGCGGTAACATCAGGCGTTCCCACGTTTAAGTAAACTGTAAATGTTTGATTAGGAGCGAAGTTGGAACCCGCACTTAGTATCACGGGCACAACCGGTGGGATAGAAGATGTGCTATAACTCACTTGATATTTGTTAGCCACAAAGTCAAATACATTAATCACATCGTCGTTGAGTGAATCCAATGGCAGCGCATTCAATTTATCTCGATAATCTGAAGGATCTGTTACAGGAGAATATGCATTAACTTTTGTTTTCCATTCTTCAAGTGGAACCAAGTTGAATTGGATCATTTGCGGATCAGCACGTTTTAGTCTGGATGGTAGATCCAATTCCAGCCTCTGTGACTTTTCCAAATTACCATAGCTTCCAATTCTAAAACCCCACTCCTCATAAAATTTAAAATTGCTCAAATTAAATATAAAATTGGATCTCAGCAGTTTAGTCAGAGAATTTGAAGTACCTTTTTCTCGTATCATTCCCTGATAAAAATTCACTTGTGATTGATCACTGATCACAAGTTTATCCAAATAGCTGCGTTTTTCATATGCAATGGTATGATTGGCAAAATCACTCAATGAGTTTGTTTCCACTTGATCATTTAAATCAAAATAACGTCTAAAATCATTTGCTGTTTTTTCAAAGTTGGGGACAATTTTATTTTCTGTAATGAAATAACCCGGGGCATCCAATCTGCCATTCCATCCAATTGCTTTGCTGCCTGCAAATCTCAAACGTATCTGTCTTTGATTATACAGCTGATCATAAATCACATCATTGAATTGTGTAATATCATCAAAAAATACAGCATGTTCTAATGACTTCAAATACAATCTTGTAGCAAAAATTGCATTTTCAACGGTTGGTTCAGCCACAGTAACTGTGAGTTGATTTTCAAATCTTGAAACATTTGTTATTGCGGGATTGATTAGGAATCCTTCTCGATTTAGAATTGAGTAAACTCCATTGACAATTTGCTCAATGGGCTGAACTTGACCAAATTCAGTTTCAAAATTCACTTGGGTTGCAAATGGACTCAAAGCCAACAAACTGTTTGATGGTGGTGAGTTCAAAGTCCATTCCAAAAACTCTCGAACACTCAAATCCCAATTTTGTTGAATCACTTCGCCTGTGATGGGATGAACTTTGGTTTGATTGAATCTCCAACCCTCAGATATCAGCCAACGTTGATATTCAAATATAAAGTTGACCATTGCTTGATAGCCTACTATCACACTTCCATATGGTACTTCAATCACACTGGCGTTGGGCAATGGATCAAGATATTTAAATGCCGAAATCGCAGGAGGGGGAGCAGGACGATCAAACTCCCGCCAAAACATTGATTGGAATGTAGTGCTTGATATGTGAGCGCGTGTTGCTTGATAGATTTGGTTTTGGAATACAACCAAATCGCCCAATGAGTAGGGTTGATTGGACGTCCAGTTTGGTATGGAAAGAGAAGCAGTGCCCACACTGATCGTGGTTTTTCTACCACCTATTGCACTGGGTATTGTAAAAAATCTAGGATTGATTTGATCATAGCCAAATATTTGATACCTGTTTTGACCCAAGTATCTAATGATCAAACCAGAATATGATGCTTCTTTTATGCTTTGGCTGGTGTATATCAATAGCTCTTGATTTTCCAAAGGCACTTGTCCAAAGTTTTCTGAATCCACGGTTAGAGTGTTACCATCAACATATGCACCCAGCTTGTAACCCAAGCGGGCCGTTAATCCTCGAACATAGTTTCCAAATTGATCAGTGACCGATGTGTTTAGTCCTTGTAAGTAGTGACTGATTAAAGTTTGCACACCAATCAAATTGTTGTCATTTTCAGAATGAACTTGCAACAAACTGTTTGGTGGTCGCTGCCCATACAAGTTGTTTAGGAATTGTGTGGTTTGTGGATAATTATTGTACACTGAATTTTGGTTAACAGTATCCCAACCCAATTCCACAAACTTAGCAGGCTTTGCCAAACAATAAAATGTCAACAATGCATAACCAAATTGATCTGATCTACGCCAAGCCAACTCCACTGGGCCCAAATCACCAAATTTCCAATCTGAATTTAGAAACTCTGGATTGATGTATTGATTGACTATACCCGCCTCAACGGGATTCAAAAGCTGCCCGGCTTGATCCACTGGTAAGATGCTCAACAGTTCAGGGCGGCGGAAGCGGTGATCAACACCAGCTCTGGGACCTTGACGAATCACACCGTCTCTCAAATCTTCCCAAAGTTTTGTGTTCAGTGAACCATAGGGTGCTGATCCATATTCTGCTTCCCACCAATTGGGTTTGTTAGCGAATCCAAGCATTCTCCACGGCGTTGTATTTGGGCTGTCAGTGTCAAAATAGAATTGATATACACTTCTCCAAGATCCCTGTAGAACATCACCCAATGATGACTCAATGCCTGTGTAATTCCAACTCCAAGCATTTTCAGGAACATATGTGGTATTGTTTCTGTAAACCGCTGACTGTTGTACACTCCATAGTTCAAAGCTGGATTGCAATAGCTTATCGCATTCCGCTTTGGTGTAATCAGTTTGTCTCCATTTTCCAGGAACAATATCATACCAGTTCACTGATGGCAGATAGTCTCCCTTGAATTTTGAGTTAATAGAATTATAGATTCTATTTTCCAATTCCAATACGATTTGATCTCTAAAATCATTAAATGCAGGCAACAAGCTACCATCATGACCTCGAATATAATCCACTGGAATGGATAATGTTGTATCCAAAAACAGTTCAGGTTCATAATTGGGATTCAGTCCCAAATATGCACCAGTGGGAGGTATGAATTGATTTGCGCCGCCAGCCGTGGAACTCCAAAAGGCAAAGTCTCTGGTTTTGCTCAGATTCAGTGACTTCATTATTTTATTGAACCAAACGCTGGGAGGATCAGAAGGATTTAATGTTCCGTTGTTAAAGAATTGATTCATTCTTTGAATATAACGGTTTTTGAATTTATTATATTCTCTTTGAACGAACCTGTTTGCAACAAAGAAGTTGGTTTGGTCTCTTCCAAACAACAGCATTGTTTTTAACAAAGGAGAATCGTGTTGCAGTATTTCATTACCCAAACTCAAATCCTTAGGAGAATCTCTATAGGCATTTCTACTGAAGAAGTTGCCCGAAGGTTGAGTTTTAACTTGAACGATATTGTTTTGAATGATTTCATTGAAATGCATCGCAAATTGTGTATTAGATGCAACGGTTGGCTGTGAATTATTTGAATTAGCCGTTAGGTTCAGAGGCAACTCAAAATTACCACCCACGGCCTCTGCAACATAATTGCTATAGATCTGCACAACATCTTTGACGTTAACCAAACCCTGCTGAAATGCAATAATTGTTGAATTGGTTTGTTTGAAAATAACATATTGTGTGGCACTTAGTGTTCTACCATTCAACTTGATTTCTATTCTATCAGGCACTATCCAAGGAAGTATGATGTTTTGATCAATTGTGGTAACAACAATTTCATTCACGTATCTCTGTGTGAATTGTGTGGATTTTAAATACCAACCATTGAAGTATTGATCGGATATTGCGTTGCGACCTTGGAGTTTGTAAAAATAACAGCCATCGATGGTGCCGTTCAATGATGAATAACGATCAGTAATTAAATTCCAGTTGAAATTGATTTCACCATTGCCATCAAAACTTAACTTTTGTAGCAGTACTGGATCTGTTCTACCATTGCCCTCTGCATATGAAAACACTTTGCTGCCTTGAAAGGTTGAGTCAGGATATCTACCCGCATCTTGCAATGGCACGCCTTGATTGTTTAAGGGATTGGCATCATAGAGTTGAAACAATGGTGCTTGTGGAATTTTTTCTTTGGCCTGTGAAATTACCCAAGCAGATCCATTGAAATATACTTCTCGATTTTTCAAGTAACCATTGTTTACAAATAGTATTTCACCATCGCTGGGGGATCCGTCAACATTTACGCCATCGGTTTCCAACAACAAGTTAATCAACCCGTGACTGGTGATGCCATCCACTACATATACGCGATTGTTTTGGGACGCATTGGTTGCTGACACCACTAATATTCTCAAACCGTCAGCAATTTGGACATCATTGTAAAACACCTCCGAAACGCCATTAACTGTGTTGTTCCAACTAAATGATCGAATTTTGAATTTTGTATTTTGCTCAGTGAACTCTAAATTAAATGCGGCGCCCGAGCCGCCCACTAATCCCCCCACTGACACAGGCTGAGGAGGTAATTGGGTGTAGCTGCCTTGGGTTGCGAGACGAACATTTGACACTGAACCAGAGGTTAATGTGATCTCAAGTTGAGCAGGTGTGCCTGTGCCGCCCAAAACAGGAAGCACGAATACCCCATTGCCGCCACCATTGGTATAGCCCGAGCCAGTTGATGCAATTGTTGAATTAGTTACGTTATATGGAACTGTTTTGGTTGGATTTAATGCATTTACAAAACTATTCAAAGGATTGGCCATATCATTGATGACCAAATCAACAAAGCCACGGAAGTTTCTTCCATAATTGAACAATTCCAAGTCGCGGTCAAATTCAATAATTGGACGAACTGCTTGAATTGCAGATGCGCGTTCCTCAGCAGTTAGGATGTCATAATGAAACCAACGATTGGTTCTACTCCATGGATTGTTATTAAATGCAGAACGTTCAATAGTAATATAATCAGGAACATCTTGTCTAATCAATAATAATAGATCTGTTTGAGGACTCCAAGCGGCTTCATCCCATATAAATGTATCCCATCCGCTGGTTGCTTCCAAACCATCAAATGCTAATCTAATGCTTCGTCCTACACCCTCAACAATCCACTCCCCCTGATTGAAATCAGAGGGAGCAACATCGTAGGCCCACATCACTTTCATACCCGAGCTATATTGGAAATCATTCACATCCAAGAATGTTTTCTTATTCAAAATATCTGTAACAATGTTTAATTGACGATATGCAATGATTTCAATAGTTGTGCCTGTGATCAATGGCTGAGGAAATACAACTTCAAATTTTCCATTTTGATTGGTTACAATATAATCAGTGACAATGATGCCATTCAACAACACGCGAATATCATCGGCATTTGCGGTTATTTCTGGAGCAACCACTACAGTTTGCCCATTGGAAATTTCAGTCACAACACCAATGATTCTAAAATTCACAATTCGTATCTTTGCACCCAATACGGGTGCAACAACAAATTGAATGCTTCGATTGTTGACTACAAAATCCACGCCGTTGATGACTTCGATGCCGTCAACAAATACTTTGATATCACTTACATCAACATATGGTTTGTCAAATGTAAAAACAGTTTGTGAACCTGTTCCCACATGTTCTTTTACAGGATAACCAGAGAATTTAGGCGAGGGGCCATTTTGAACCCAGTAATATTGCTTATAATTTTGTAGTTTATCCAAATCCACGGGAGGAGCCCAAGAATAGGAGTTTGTGGAGAACAGACGATTATGATCATTTACTAATCCGCCATTGAAACGAATGGCATTGATCAAGTCATCATAAAAGATTGAATATTGAATATTCAAATCAGCATTCAAGCTGACACCACCGGGGCTCAATTGATAGTATTGTCTTTCAGAGTTTATCTCTCGAATATAAATGTCTGACGTGGAGTAATAGGGAGGAATACCGCCGGCAAACGCATTAAACTTTTGACTTTGATTGGGTTGAAATAGATAATCAATAGAGCTTCCAAAGACCTTTTTCCAAGCGTCAGTATTATACGTCGCAGGCAGTAAGCTGGATATTCTACGCTGCTCTGGATTTGCTTGATCTGGATTGATTGCTTTTTTGTTATCACTCATTGTACAGCTCTCAAATTGGTTTCGGTTAGACTTTTTACAATTTCAATGTCGTTTACCCCAGCGACGGAAATGGGCATTTCATCAGGTTCCAGTTTTATTTGATATAGATTTCCAAATCTACCCTCTTGATTGAGTGGCACTAGTGCAATACTTGCCACAGAAGTTGCCAACTTCAAATGAATATAAGCCGCTAATTCTGAGAAGTAAACTGTTTGGCCAAAGTCCCAATTTTGTGTTTGGAAAAACTCGTTGATTGCTTGTATGATTCCGCTTTTGATTTCCCCATCGCTGAGACGAGATGTGGGTATTTTTACTACCAAAAATTTTGCGCGCAATTCTTCAGGGGCGCGCGTTCCGTAGAGCAATTTATATTTCACTGGATGATAGATCAGTTGATCTGAAATCATTTTCACATCATCCAAAGCCGCAAATGATACGCTTAAATCAAAGCTGCTGGGAGGCCGAGGAATACTATTCAAATTGCCATTGGTTGTTACCCATTGACGCAGTGCTGTATCATAAGAGCGATCCAATACGAAAATATCAATCACGTTTGTAATGGCTGGGTCTATTCTTTGATCAGTGCTTGCAAAATGTTTCCATAGAAAGTTTAGTTTAGCTCTTCCGTTTTTCACAATGAATTGATCCGATTCAGTGATTTCTTCCAATTCAGATATCACTGATGGATCGTTAACTATTGCACGATAGAATTTCTGCGTGCTGGATAGAAACACCACTTCTCCTTGTAGGATAGGGGGCAATGTGGGTGGTTCCAAATTAGAGGGATCACTGCGCAGTCGAATGTTTAATGCTGGACGGTAGTATCTGTATCCATATTGGTCAATGTATTTTTCCCAAAAGGTTCGATTTGAAGAGCCGATGATTTGGTCAAATGCATCTGGATTGTCCACATAACCATCACGGTCAGAATCAGCAAAAGTCACCTGTATTCTTCTTGGTTCAATGTATCCATCTCTATAAACAAAGTTATTCAAAATTGAAAGATCAATGTCACCATTGGGCATAGGGGAGCCCGTGAAGCGCGTGCGATCCCAACTGTCAAATGGTGAGGGTATCGGAGTAAGAGTAGCAGCGGGGGGATTCACTGCAAATACTCGTATTTGATCCACGTTCACATCTCCTGTTTCCAAATTAATGGATTTTAGGGTGTTTGCAAACCAAAATCTTGCTTCTCTTTCGCTTTCAAATACGTATTGTGTTCCGCGTGTTTGAATCGTGTATAGTCTTACACCATCTGCACTCAAGCTCATCAAAAGCACCCATCCAGTTTGGCGATTCAGTTGAATATTGGTTTCAGAATTCAATGTCAACAATTTAAATGTGTTGGGATCAAAAGACGCGGATTCATTTACAAATGTATAAGTTTCCCAGGATTGTGTAAACCAATTCCAATAAAGAGCAAACTGCTGCGGGCCACCATCCAATAGGTTTTTAATTTCCTGTTGTTCAGATGCATTTAGGATAGGTCTAAATGCAGGAATCACTTGGATTACTTTTGTACCACTGGGCACAGATTCAGCTAATGTAATTTTGCCTTGACCATTATCAAAATTACCATTACCATTGTCAGTTACAGATTGCAGCACCACCCATTGGTTGTTATCAAATTTAACATATGCGCCGGGGCCAATTACATCCTGCGGTGATTGTGGAGGCACCGCTCCCACCAAAGATGGAGTATTAGGGTCCAGTGGGTTTGAATTGTCGCCCAATGGTGAAGTGTCAATATAAAAATATCCAGTGGATGAGAAGTTGGCATTTGTGGACGCTTTCCATCGCAACACCGGAAAAGCAGGCCAAGGGTTATATTGCGCTGCTGATGGATTATTGGGCGCAACACCCACGGGGAAACTGACATTGTTCTTCAATTTCTCAATTATAAAGTGCAATAGTTCTTGATTTTGCAACGATGGTTGAATAAAACCTGCTATAATTTCGTCACTAGTCAATGACACATCAATGGGCACTTCTGTATAGCCAATATCTGAATTTGTAAACAAAATGCCATCATCAGCAAACACATTAGTGGCTTGATACCTACCAGTGGGGTCATTGATATCCAAGTATCTGCTTTGTCCAGAATAGATTCTGTTTATGCTTTTTATTTTTAGAGCGGAAGTATTGGTCAATGGAAATACGTTGTAGTCTTCACCGTTGACCATTCTGTTTTGAGTATAAAATATTCTAGGCGCGTTGCGTCGAATTTCTTCCAATGATTCTGAAAGTGCTGAATTGGAAACGTTAGCGGTTAGTCCCAATTGAACTGTCAATCCTTTGCTTTGGCCTCGGGAATTCAAATAACCATATGTTAGTGTGATGCCTTGAATGTCCTGTGTATTGATAGTATAAGACGCATTTTCGGATACACGATAAAGCACTCTAATCAATCCAGTTGGTGCATTGCCAAATCTATTATCAGCAAATCGTATGGAAATTTGATCGTTTTCCCGTGGAATAACCTCAAACACGTTTCTTATGTTTTTATTAATTGAATTAAAGATCACATTACTGCCAGAAACCGCTGGAACCTTCGTCCAAAACGCAGTGGGTATGCCTCCCTCATCAATGCTTTGGACCCAAACATCCAATTCATTGATGTTTGATGTGTTGATGTCAAGCACGCGATTTTCAATAGCAAAGTCCAAACGGAAATCAGTGTAACCCAAAGATCCCTGTTTGAAATAAAAGAAGAAACCAGTGTTGGGGGACGCAAATCCATTGCCGTCGCTGCGATATAGGAGTGATATGGGGGTTGTTGGGCTGGGTTCAACTTCAGTTACAACACCATCATCAGTTAATGTTGTGTTTACCACGTCAAAACTCAAATCCAAACCATCAACTAAAGCAGAGAATGTTTGTGTTCCAAAACCAGATGGTGTGGAATTGATTTGATACACTTGCTGCGTAGTGCCTTCAAATGGCACTGACTTCAAAGGTTGCCCGAATTGATTTGATTGTAGGAACGCATTATTCAAAATCAACACAAACTGATCAAACCAGTCTGGATTATTGGGGTCATTCCAAAACACAGTTAAGCCATTTAAATTTTGTCCAGATGCGTCAATCAAATCATCATTAGTACTAACAGATTCAATTCTCAGAAGCCCTCGACCGGGTAGATTGCGCCTTGGTTTGTAGCTTAAAAATTGCGCCAACCTCAATAAACTTTCTCGACGCTCAGCAGAGTCAATGAAGTTCTCTCTGGAATTTAAATCCATACGATAAGCCAAACTTTGACCCAAATATGCTACTAAATCCAAAACAGCAATGAATTCTGATGAATTGATCCAATCATTAAAATCTTCAGGATAATTGATTCGAACATAGTTAACTAATGCAGTTCTAATAGTATCAAAGTCATAGGCATTGAAATTTACCTTTGTAAAGGCTTGATAAATTGCCAACCAACTTTCACCTGCAAAAAGTTCACTTTGTCTAACGCTCTGTGCCGTCATATTTGAGTCTCATTTGTTTGAAGTTCAGTGTTTCTATTAGCGATAAAATCAGCAAAAAAAGTTTCAACTACATCTTGTGGTCTAAAATTACAAGTTAATGCAATGCGTACACCTTGCTCGTTGTTAAAAGTAAAAACCTCTGAAGATATCAATCGCAGTCTTGGCTCTTGACGCACTACGTTTTCCACTTCACTGCGGATTTCCTGCAAAACTTCCTCAGTTAGTGGTTCAAAAAGCTTTTCCCATATTCTGGTACCAAATCCAGGTAGCATCACTCTACTGCCCAGTGGGGTATATAAATGCAGAAGAACATCCCTTTTTACCAAATCCAAATCAAATGTGGCCCAATTGGGTGGTGTGCCTTTGGATGAATCCAAGCCTTTGAATAGACGTCTCTTTGAGAAATTTAATGTAGTCATATACGTATTTAATAAGAAATTTAAAGCAGTATTTAATGATTTTAGCCGGTTCCGCCTTCTGATGCAGAAGCCCGGCGTGCTGCCACTGCTTGACGATCCTTATTGATATTACACTGACTTTCGCGTGCGTATCTTGTTTGCAAAATCGACGTCGCTCTTGCAGCACCAACTTGTTGCGCAAATTTTGGGAAATAAATGGGTACGCCATCGGGGCCAACTCTACCACGTTCAGCATACACTGCTTTTATAATTTCTTCGTCAGTCATAGAATTAACATCTTTGCCACGTAGAGCGTTTGCTGCGACAGTTGCGCCACCACCGGGCCCATGTTGTACACCCAAAGAATATATCATATCTTTTAATCCTGGACCGCGTTGTGAGAGATCCGTGCCCACTTGATTTTTTATTCTACTCACAGTGGGATCATACCATTTTTCTTTGGCAATAATTTTTTGACTGTTTATAAAGTCCTGACGAGTATTGGGATCAGCAGCCAATCCTCGCCATGCTGCAAAAAATTCCGGGGTCCCCTCTCTCGCTGCTCTATCACCGCCTGCTGCTTCCAAACGTTGGTATATCACTGGATAATCTCCTTGTATTCTACCCAAATATTGAGCAATAGCACCGGTTCCTGCGTTCATCTGTGGAATACCATAGGCAGGGGCACCCACGTCATTGGGATTGATTCGTGCAGGGTCACCGCCTGATTCCTCTCTAATAGCGCAACTGCCTAAACCGGGATCCAAATCAGATGGGGCAGTGGTACCAGTAGCCTCTGGACTATCTGCAGGTGCAGCATTATTCGTGCCCAAATCTCTAAATCCATGTGCATAGGGCTCATGTGAAGGTAACTGACTCACAGAAGTTCTAGTTCTCTTGATAGGGTAGGAGGGATTGTTGGAGTCTCTATCACCCAATTCAATGATTCTCGCCACAATAGCGTCTTGTGCTAAATTTTCTTTGATCTTAATCACGTTGCCATCTACGGCAATCAAATTTGCGGACTTAATACTCATGTCAGTACCTGACTGTAATCTAAAACCAGTGTCTCCTTTGATATCAACGGACGCGGTTGATCCCAGTCTTAATGGACCATCAGATGATAAGAATATGCCATTGCTGCCAAACATGTTGATGTTTCCATCGGCATGCATGTTGATGTTTCTTTCCGACCTCAAATTGATACTGAATTTGGAATACACGTCAAAACTGGTATCTGACAATTGCATCCAAGTGTTTCCGTTTCTTGAATTTAAATATATGAATCCAGAGGTATCATTTATTACAATTTGCGTACCACTGCGCGTTCTTAAACGTATGAATTCAGGAGCAAAGGGATCCTGGCGACGAGCAATATCATTGTTCGCTGCTTGATTCAAAACAGTTTCTTCATTGACAACATCACGTAATCTTCCGTCATCAATGTAAAGTTGATGGCCCCTAGGAGAGATCAATCCAAATACATTTGACGGCGACTCACGACGAGATGATGCATCGGTGGGTCCTCGAAGAAAGTCGTCAAACAATCCTTGGTTAGCAATACCTTCTGCCAATGGCGTAAAAAGAGGTCTCGATGTATCATTGGGATTTAAATTTGGGCTACTTCGAAATTTATTATATTCAACAGTTGGAGCGGTTTCGGTGGAATTGGGTATAGCAGAATTGGCCATACCAGGAACGCTGTGATTCATAAACTGTTGAAATAGAAAGCCAAAATAAATTCCTCGGTTGGGTGATCCATTTATGAAGCCCACTATCACTTCATTTTCCAAATGAGGAGGTTGCATGAACATGCCATATGATTGCTGACTCTGTGCAAATTGTGTGCCATCTCGCACAGTTGACGTAACGGGCGTGGCACCAGCAAACGGGCTCACATAGGAGCAAGTGACCCAGTTGTTTTCG